TCGGCTGCGGTAGCAGTTTCAGGCACTACGTCGATAACACGGATTGGGATAGTCGCGGTAGTACCAGCGCCGGTCAAGGTAACTGCATACGCGGAATCACCAGTGGTGGTGTTACCAGCATTCAGTACCAAAGCCAAGTTGGCTCCAACCACAGTGCGACCTGCGGAACTCATGGTCGTGCCAGACGAAACCACGGCGACCTTAAACAGGGCCATAGGATCATCCACAACATATGCATAAGCAAGGTTGGTAGACGTAGAAATCAAAGCAGGCAGATATTGGCCCTGAACGGTTTGACCGCTAGAGTTAACATACTGACCGCCAAGACAAACGCCAACCACTGCACCAGAATTGGTGGTGGAAGAAAGAACCAGATAGCCGGTGCTGTCGATTTGTACAGTGTCGCCATTAAAAATAGCGGTTGCAAAACCAGCAGCTACGGGAATCTGACGAATAGCACCAGCATAGGGGAGGCCGTCAATTCGATTGACAGGCTTTAGACCGTATGGGGCGCTAACTGTAGGATAAGCCATAGTTAAACTCCAAAAAAATTAAATACCTTTACCGAAAGTAACACTAGAGCTTCGTTCTTTAAACAAAGGCATCTTCGGGTTATTTTCACGCATGAAAGTATTGTCTACCGAGTTCATTTGGGTATCCGCTTGATTGCGGAAATACTCATCACGTTGCTCGACAAACTCTACTGGGGATTTGCAAAGAATCAAACCGCCGGTAACGATGTTGCCCGGAAAGTCCTTGCTGGACGCCCCAAACAATCGAATCTCGGGATGGTCAGATGCTTTTACGGGCTCCCAGCCCTCCTGAAGTTTTGAATTCAAGTTAGTCGGATCATCTTTGCCCAAAGTAGCGATGCGAATCCAGCGAAACGCGTACCCTGCTTCCGGTTTGGGATCAGGGAGAAGCTGGGGAGGTTGCCACCGTTTCGGGCGGGCAGTAGCCTCACGATTATCAAGTTCTCTACTTTTGCGAATTTGTTCAGTCATGCTTGTTTCCTCATTTCTTCAGCAACCTTACGAGCATAAAGTTCCAAAGGAACCCCAAGCCGCTTGGCGATATTTACCTGCGTTTGTGTAAGTACGATTTTTCTAGGCGCTGTACTACGTGATGCCGGTGCTACAACATTTGACTTCTGGCGCTGAGATGGTTTCGCATCAGCGGGTTCCTCTGCAAATGCCTCAGGGAACCTTGTTTTCATATCAGAATCTATAGCCGCGAAATAATCGTCGCTTGCGGCGGAAATTCCAGAATCCACAATATCTTCATGGAGTGACAACGCATAGGCAGTCATCTTTCGATTGTTGCCCCACCATGGATTTTTTGAAACCCATGCCTTAGTATTGTCGTCCAATTCAGGTACTTGGGCGGGTTTTACTACAGTTTTTGGCTCCTGTAAAGGGGCGGGCTTGAAATTATTTACCTTATCCGCCCGAATTGCAGCGGAGGTTAACTTTGCCTGAGCCTTGACAAGCCGGTCAGTATCCCCGGATTCATAGGCGTCCTTATATTCCCGCTGGGCGTTGTCAATTTCAGACTCCACCACTTTCTTGGCCTGCTCCAGTAAAGCAGTCTGGTTAGTAGCTAGGGAACCCTGTAGGCGCTTGTTCTCCTCTACTACCGACTCAGCCATACGCAAAGCTTCTTCCCGCTCACGCAGCGCCGCTTCCTTGGCCCGACGCTCCTCGTGGTAACCCTTATTAATATGGGCCAGCCGGTCTTTGAGCTTTTGGTCGGTATATTTAGCCAACTCCTCGTCCGTTACCGGGGCCGGAGCCTCCTTCATAGGAGTGCGGTGTCTGTCCGCCGCAGGGGTATCGTCAACGACTTCGATATCTGCCTCGGGCTCAGGGGCTACTACCCGTCCGCCTTCGCGGGGGTTTTTAGCCTCGATTTCGTCTGGAAATTCAAATTCAGTTTGTTCAGCCATGATGACTCCTTATGGACGTTGGATTCCACGGGGGTCTTGCACCACCGCTTCCACCGAGTCGTCATTAATTAAGCGCCACTCAGTACCGTGGATTTTCATCCGGGTGCCAGTATTGGGTCGAGTAAGAACAAAGTCGCCTACCTTGCAGCTTGGGCCGCTTGGAAACCGCTTTTCGTCTTTGAAGGCGTCGGGCCCCATTTTTGCCACAAATAGCACGGGGGACAAAAGTTCCTCGTGGTGCATCGTAGTTGCAGTTTTTACTAAGGAGCTTCCCTCAATATTCTCATCTGCCTTGGGCACCATGCACAACAAATAGTATGTTGCGGGGTCAGGTACTTGTTTAGCTTTTTCTTCTGGGTCAGTATTTAATACACCAGATAAATCAACCGCAGCGACATTAAAGTCATTCATGTATTTTCCTTACTATCACGCATGGGGTTTGAGCGTATTTCGGCGGGTAACCCCAGATAAACCCATCCAAACTTAATCGTCTGCCCTTTGTAGGCGCTGCTCCATATCTTTCACATAATTCATCGCACGGGTTAGCCCCAGCACCTGACCACACAAATATTTATACTCGGAGAAGTCCGCAGATGCCCCAGCCGCAATTACTTGGGTTATCTGCTGGATGTCCTCATTCATCTGCTTAGCTAGCAGGCTCATCGCGTCATTGTCCATTTACGCCTCCGGGCGGTGTTGCCATTTTCTGTTGCTGCATTTGATCCTTGTGCATCATGCCTTGCTGGTGTAGCTGAGCTTGCTGCTGCGCTTGCTGTTGGGCCAGAGCCTGTGCTTGCTGTGCCTTCTGGGCATTAATCTGAAGCTGCTGCTGGTGCATTTGTTCTGCCTGCACGGCTTCTTGTTCGATCTGCATCGGGTTAATGCCGCTTTTATCCGCGTCCAACGCCAGCCGGGCTTGGGCCAGCGCAATGTCAGCGTCGATTTTCTTAACGTCCGCGTCAGCCTTTTGCTTCTTAATCTGAAGCTCTTGCATCTGCATCTGGATAATCGGGTCTTGCATCTGCTGCTGGGCTTGCGCTTGAGCGGCTTGGGCTTTGTTCATCTGCAATAACTGCTGCGATGCCTGTGCCACGGCGCGGGACAACTCGACCTCCAACTCAGGTGGGAGCTCAACGTCCGGCTTGGGCATGGGTGCGCCAAGGCGTTCCTCAATCTTCGTCCTATATAGGAACCCAAGGTGTTCTGCAATGTGGGCTTGGATAGCCGCCTGCATCTGCTGGGCCATCGGGCTCTGACCAATCTGTGCTGCAATCATCGGGTCTTGCATGAATGTCGAATGCACCGCGATGTGGGCCTCGTGGTCTTGGTAGATAAACGCTTTGGTCGGCTTGCCTTTGAGGAACGCCATGTTCTCGCTGATCGGATCACGCGGCTTCTGGTCGTCCTCGATAGGCACAATTTTCTCGGCGTTCTTCACCCCCAACACCTCAATCATCTGGCGGTGCAAGTAGGGCAAGTCGTAGATATTGGGAGCCTGAGCAGACAGTTGGGTAACCGCCTGATACTGCATGATCCGCTGCGCCATCGTGCTGCTGTTGGGATCGCTGACCGGGATAATCTCCACCAAATCGTAGTCCGACTGTTTAGCTTTACGGTTCCCACCTTCAGGCTTGTAGCTGTACTCCTGCGGCGTATGGTCACGGATCAGCACCTTGAGTAGCTTGAACTCCTGTTTCATGGAGTAGTGAACCCGTGCCTGCACCGCGCTCATGGTCTTAAGCTGACGCTCCAGCAGCGCCAGAGTCGTACCTACCGGCGCATTCGCACCCATGTCGCTGATGTTCAAATCAGCAATAGACCCCAGACGGCGACCTTCTTCGGTGATTTGGTTGAGCAGCCCGGCCAGAACTTGCGACGGCTCCTTGTATGGGAGCGCCATGATGTTGTCGCGGATTGTCCCCGATGTGACATCAACGTCCCGGAACTCTCCCGGTGCGATAGGCGTATCGTCACCCTTGACACGCAGCCCACGGGCTTTCATCCCTCCGGGCAGGTTACTCAAAGTGCCCGCGTCCACCAACTGACGGATCAGGGAAGTGCCTGCGCGTGCGTAGCCGCCGATCAAGTGGATCAGCCCAAGGCCGTAGGCCCCAAACCCCGGCACGTATGTGTACTGTACGAAGTGCTGGCGCTTTAGTTTTAACTTGTCGTCCTCTTCCCAGTTACGACGGATAGCCAAAATCTCAGTGCTGCTGCGGTCAATAGTGACCACGTATGGACGGGCCACCCCATCCTTGTCCTCGTACCCCGGCATGTCGTAGTCAACGTGGACTTCATACACTTGGTACCGGTCATCGTCAGTCAGGGAATAGCCTTGACCTTCAGCTTTCTTCTTCTCTACGTCTGTGTGTACATTGTCCGGCTCACCAAGCTCAACGTCCCTGTAGAAGCCCGCGACCTGTAGGCGCTTGATGTCATTCTTGGTCTTACGCATGATATGCGTAACACGCTCCGCAGTCTGCGCACTGGACGCGCCATAAGGGATGATGAGGTCTTCGGCTGGGATAAACATAGCTGTCTGACGCCCCATCGCTGGGTCAAAATACACCTTCTTAAACGCCGCTCCCGCCAAGCCAAGGTTGTACAGCATGCGCTCGTGCTCGGGCCGGTACTCAGGCATCTCCTCAGTCAACTGGTAGTTCATGTCATCACGGACACGATCAGCAGCTTCGCTAGTCTCGGGGGTGTCGTCACCAATAATCTGGGTCTTGACCGGGCCTTGCGCGGGGAAACTTTCGGTAATGGTTTCTGACTGGAATCTAATAGCAGCTTCGGTCAGGATGGTGGAGAACACACCACATGCGCCATTCCACGGCTCAGTGCGCTCTTCGTAATTCATACCAAGGACTTCCAAGCCCTTGACATACATTTCTACCCAATCCTTGCGTGACTGGATATCGGCGTCAATCAAATCAATTAACTCTGAGCCCAGCAACTGCAAGTCGCCCTCATCCATGACTTCAGCTAAGTTCTCGTCAAACTCACCCTCGCCGTGGGGCAGAATCTCAATCTCCATGTCCCCGGTATTAACCGTAACGCTATCGGGATTCTCCACTTCGATCTGAAGTTCGCTGTCGTCGCCTTCGTCAATACCCATTGGGGCTTGATACAGGGAAGGGCTCATACTATTGGTAGCCATATAAATTCCTTAAAAGTATTCTCAGTAATACGCAGGGCGGCGGCTACTACGGAAAAACTGCTCGTCCTCGGGGTCGCTCTTCATTGTAAGTAGCCCACCCTTACGGATACGTATTAGCGCCAACGTCATGGTGTCAACTTCGTCGTCATGTTCCCCAGCAGGGAACGCTAGTATTTCTTCTACTGTGGTTGCCGCCCAACTAGTTTCTGGAAACCACACATGCCCGGAGGCAAACATGTCCGCCACGGAGTTCAACCGCGCAATCTTATCCTGTCCTTTGCCCGGACTGAAATCTTGTACAAATATACCTGACCGGCGCATTTCATCTATTAGCGGCTGGCCGCTGGCCTTGGCCTCCACAATCACACTGTCCGGCTCCCAGTTGGCAAACTGCTCATGGGCCATGGTTTTCAACTCAGGAAACTCATACTTACCCTTGACCGAGTTAAGCAGGATCACATTATTGCTACCGTCCTCCTCGCTCGTCCACGTACCCCACGTATGGCACACAGAATAGTCTGACCGGCTGTTAGTAGTGAGGGCAGTATCGTAGGACTGCACAATGAAGTCGATTGGCGGCGGGTCTTTCTTCCCCCACCATTTAATCCACTCCCGTTTGATGATTGCAGCCTCCGATGCGGTGGGGTTTTGCTGGTACTGCGCATACCACTGCCACATAATGTGGTGCATCGATGCCCGAGTCTGCTGTAACGACTCCAATGACCACTGCTCGGGCCATATTGACTTCTCGTTTTCGGTGTTTTCGTTAAGAATTGCAGGAAATTCAAAGGCTTCGTAGACATCGCCGCCCTCGTTTATTGCAGAATCCTTCAAAAGCCGCCCAATTAAGTCCCGCTGGTGCCAGCGCGTGTGCAAAACGCATATTTTCCCGTTGGGCATGAGACGAGTACGCAATCCAGCACTAAACCACTCGTATGTAGCGTCCAATGAGGTGGTATTTCCCGACTTAATGTCCTGTTCTGACAGCGGATCGTCAGCAATAATCAGATTCGCACCCCGTCCAGCTAGCGCACCCCCCACACCAATGGAGAAATACTCGCCCCCACGGGTGGTATTCCACTGTCCTGCCGCCTTGGCGTCCGATGCAATAGCAGTTTCAGGAAAAATAGCCTTGTACTCAGGCGTATTAATCAAATTTCGCACCTTGCGGGCCATAACCAACGCCAAATCAGCCGTGTGGGAGGCCACAATTACCTTGTGGTCAGGGTGCCGACCCAAATACCACGCCGGATAATAGATAGAAATCATCTGGGACTTGCCCATACGCGGTGCCATAGACACCGCAATCCGGCTTTTTATGTCCTGCTCCACATCCATAAGCAGGGAACCTAGGCGTTTTAGGTGAGTACCAAACTTGTACTGCTTGTCAATAGCCGCAATAAACGCAAGGAAGTCATCACGGGCCATCTGCACCCGCTTGCGCTCCTCAATTTCGTCAAACATAACCAGTAATTCCGCCGCTTCATTGTGCGGCATGTTCTTGATGATCTTGTCGATCAACGCTCTGGTTATATCCATTAGCCCACGACCTCTGTAATATCCAGTCGCATGGGTGAAGATTTAGGTGACGGGTCAAACTCCCCCGCCTCAACCACACGAGTAAGCCGCTCCCGCAGGAGTTGCTCCAGTTCTTCCGTTGGTCGGTGCCGCATGGTGATTTCTGTCTTGTCCGTAAACAACCCAACGTCACTAATTTTGCCCAGCATTTCCAACGCTTTAAGTCGAATACGTGGGTCTGGGTTATCCGAATCCAGAATTAGTTTGTTAGTTATATAGGTACGCAGTTGTACCGCAGACTTGACCACCACATGATCGTATTCCTGCAAGAGCCCAGCAAGGTGGGCAACTACTCCGGGGCGGGCTAGGTCTTCGTCAGAGGCCCGCTGATGTCCGGCAAATATCTCGCGGGATACTTCTTGCTCACGGGGGGAAACTTCTTGGGGTACGGAGTCAGTATCAACCAAAGACGCAATGGCAGCAGCCACCCTGTCTTCCAGAGACTCAAAAGTTGGGAGGAAATCCGCAACGGGTATATCGTAATCAACAGATACAGTGTACATGGCGAGTTGACGCAGCCTAAGTTGGCCCGAGTATATGCGATATTTTTTTGCAGGGGCTTTTATTTTTGTACCGGGGGGGTCTCCTATTTTGAGGGGGGTGGGGTACTGTATATTTATCCAGTAGTTTCTGGGGGATTGCGGTTCGTAAGTCGATCACTCAGTGTAAAGGCGCGTGGGCGGAGTCCCAGAATAGATTTGGGGGGTGGGGTGCGGGTGGGTCGGCGGGGATGTTCTAATGCTTAGGTGTTTGCTTAATTCTAAGGGAATAGATACAATTCAACCATGGCAACGTCGCCATAATTAATGAAAGCTCAAAATGAAAACTGTATTTATTCCTTCGGATATTTCCCTTGCCGCTATCGATGCCTTTGGCAAAGCCCATAAATTGGCCGTTACTACTGGCGCAAAAATTGTCGCTATTCAGGACAAAGCCGTTCAATTGGTGCTCGATACCATGATAGTCAATGCCGACAAACCTAAGGCCGAATTCCTGAAGGGTAATTCCCGTTCAAACCCTGCGCGTGCGCAGGTTGCCGAATTGTTCGCGGCCTTAGTCGAAAAGGAATATATTAAGGCAAAATCCGCTGCGCAGTATCAAACGTGCTTTTGGCTTGCGTTTGAAAATGGCGTGCCATTTTCGCGCAATCTGGTCAACGAAAAGGCCGCTACTAAAAAGGCCGATGGCGCGGCAAAATCCACTGCCGCACCTAAGGCCGGAAAAGTAGAGTCAACGACCCGCGAAGCATTGGACAAAACCCTAAGCAAAGCCATTAAGCAAGCGCGCTTGCTTGGGTTGACGGAATTTGCCGCATGCTTGCTTGACCAGTGCATCGAATCGTTGGATTCATTCAAAGAAATCGAATAAGGGTTTACCCTTACCACCGAGCCCGCTTAGGCGGGCTTTTTTGCGCCTGTACTTTCCGTACCCATATCCGTACCATGCGTATGGATGGCGTCAT